GTTCGCCATAACCTACCCCCCCGTGATGGGGGCCGCCCTTCCCCCACCTGCCGGTGGCCGCTCGCGGATCGTTTTCCTTGAGTGACACGCACGACATCGACAGGCTCCGTTGCTCAGCTCGTACCGTAGGTCGGGCCGCTCGGCCACCGGCACGATGTGATCGGCGTGGTTGGCCTGGTCAATGCGTCCACAGTCCACGCAGGCCCATGCGTCACGTGTGAGCACGGCTTGCCGCCACTTGCGGTGTTGCTTGTCCGTGTAGCCACGGGCCGAGGCGCTGGGCCTTACGCTGTCATCACGCCTGCTGTGTGTACGCAGGCGAGGCGGGCGATAGCTTGGCATCCTGCTGGGCATGGGCTACTTCTTCACCGCACACGTAGGGCACACGGTCCTATGGCCATCACCGTGCACGATGTAGCCACGGCCATTGCAGTCCACGCACACAGCGGGCTTGGGCTTGGGAGGCTCTGGCGTGGGCTCTGGGGCCTTGTCCTGGGCAGTTGTGGCATACGCTGCCGACACTGCTGCTGAGGCTTTAGGGGCCTCGAGGTCGATCTGTGCAGGGTCAGCCGAGAGGGCCGCCAGTACAGAGAGGATGTACTGCCACATGATTACCATCCTTGCCCGTGGTTGATCACTCTGTGTCCATCAGCATCGACCCGAGCGTGGACTACATACGCCTGCTCGGCCGGGGGCGGCTCGGCAAACATCATGACCCATAGGCCAGCCTTGGCGAGCCTCGCCAGCAGACGCAGTACGGGCCGCTGTGGCTCGGGCTTGACCGGGCTGTAGTCGCTCGTAGCTGCCCACCACGTCAGCATCACGGCCACCAGGCCGACGACCACGGCGGATTGGATTTCTCTCTGTGTCATCGGTCAACGCTCCAAATTGAGTACGCGAACATCAACATGCACGCACCGATGACGCTGCCTATAAGCCCAGCAGGAGCATCACCAAACGGCAGACCGCCTGCGAGAGATCCGACGATGCCGAGCCCGATTGTCGGCACCCAGCCTTCAGGGCACTTTCCCGGCATGATCGCCTTGGCGATTCCACCAACGACTGCACCAAAGATGAGCCACAAGAGCAACGACATAAGCACTCCTACTGTGCAAGATGAAACGTGTCAGCAATGAGTCGAGCAGGCGACGGCTTACGAGCCTCGGGCGGGAATGGCTGAAGCCAGTTGCCGTGATCCAGATTCCGATAGCGGAAGTTCACGCCCGAGATGCTGAAGGAATCTTGACCCGAGAGCATCGCGTCAACCGTTTCTCGGCTCACCCAGAAAGAGCCGTCAGGCTGATCGGCGGGCCACTTCGGGCCGGCATTGAACACGCCCCAAGAGTTGATGCAGAGCAGCCCGTCACGCTTGCCATCGTTCTTGGCATATCGGACGCCGATGAAGCACATGCAGTGTGCCCATGAGCCGCTGCGAGGTGCGAAGCCATCGGCGTCACGCTGCGACGAGAAGCCGACGCCGCTGCAAACTGGCACGCAGTAGCCGCTTTCGATGCTTGCGGCCGCCTCGTCGAAGTTCCGCACCAGGGCCACGTTTGTGGCTGTGTTCTTGTTGGCGAGCTTAGCGAGTGCGAGCCCAGCCTGGCCGCCACCGCACAAGACGTTTCCCCATTCCTTGGCCCGGCTCGGGTTGTACGTGGTGAGGTCGGCACCGGGATACTGCTGCCGGAACAAGATGCCGCCCACGGTCTGATCCTTGCACTTGCCGGCGACCCAGCGTGCAGCTGCACCGCCATATGATCCGTCGGAGAACCCTGCCTGACTGACCGGAGGAAGACGCCCAGCGGTCCTCGAACCGGAGTACAGCGGCTCAGTGGCCACGAGCCTCGGCGGCTCAGGCAATTCACCTTCGGCCCAGTCGACGCACTGGCCGACGTACGATCCCATAGCCCAGCCGAACGAGACGCAATCACCTATCCCCTGTTTCCACGGGCCAAACGGCTTGCCGTACACCTGTCGGTGCGCACGATCTGCGAAGCGATAGAGGAACGTATCCTGCCCCTTGGCGTTCTTGATCACATCCTTGGCAGCGTCAGAGAAAAGCGGCTGGTCGAGCTCGGCCAAGAACGCCCTCGTGCCCGCCGGGTCTGGCGTGTAGCCAAACTGCCCGTCAATGTGTGCGGCCACGCGATGCGTGGCACGCTCTACAAGTGCCCCGAGGATCGCCATCACGATCACAAACGCGACGGCGGACAGAGACCAGCGGCTACTTCGTGACATCGGCAGCGGCCCTCGACAGGTCACGGAGTGCAGAGACCCAGGCCGCCCGGCTCTCGGGCGTTACGGGGCCGCCAGACGAGCCCACGGCGTCATCCAAGAACTTGTGGACGGCATCCCTCACCTGCGGCTGGCGAGCACCGATGCTCTCGCCCTTGCAACGCATCTCGCGAGCGGCAATCCGCAGGTCATCGAACGCGACGCCGGTCTTCAGCCGCTGGTCGTGCTTTCCGTCATAGTCGATGCACTCAGCGAGCTCGCCGCAAAGTGCTGCCATAGTCGAAGCATCCTCAGCCGCAGTCGGGCCGACAAACTTTCCCCTGAGCGTGAACGCATCCGGCGGCGCTGGTGCCGGGCCTGGTGCTGGTGCCGGCCGGTTGGGTGCGAACGCAATCACTGCGGCGATTAGCAGCGCAATCGCCGCAACATACTGCCCGTCGATGGTCGGCACCTTGGCCGTGGCATACCACGCCTTGGCCCTCTCGGTGATCTGCTGGCCCGCGAGTACGTAGACCGCGAAGGCGACGAGTAACGCTGTGATCACGACTTCCTCAGCAGTGGCAGGATTATTTCGATAGTCCCGGCAGCAATGGCGACGACCAGTGCTCGAGCTGCTGGGCGGACGATGAACCAAAACGGATACGTTGCGTACGGCACGCACAGCACGGCCAGGGAGTCGAAAAGCACGCCGACGGCCTCCAGCACGATGCCCCGCTTCTCTTCGCCCGTCAGGTTCTGCGTTGCGTCAAGCGTCTCGACTGACAGCCGCACGAGTGCAGCCACGAGAGCGCCGAACTCCATCCACGTCAGACCGTCGCGGGCCGAGACTCTTGCCGTGACGAGGAATGCCGTGACCTTGTCGGCGATGTCCGAGAACGGACGAGCGGCGGCGATAGGGGCGTCGGCGACCATACCTACCAATCTGGCTGTATCTCCGGGCTGTCTTGCAGTTCTTCGGGCAGGGAATAGGAACGCATCTGGAAAAACTGCGTCTTCACGACTCGCCGTTCCTGCTCGGTGGCGTCGTCCCAAGTGGCACGGATACGCTGCGTGGCCTCGCGGATCTCCTCGGGTGTCGGGTCGCGGCACTCGGATCGCTTGGGCTTGAACCGGAAGCGTCGGTCGTGCCGAGGGGCCAGCGGCACAACGCCCTTCAGTCGGATCAGCTGGTCCTTCGTGATCGTCCAATGGGTGCAGATCGCCACCATGGCTGAGTGAGAGTCCCACTGCATCCGCAGCAGGTGCAGGTCAATCGTTGCTGTGTTGCCCGCCATCCAGCCACCTCATCACGCACCGCTGCGACGGGTTCAGGTACAGTCCCTTGCCAGTAGCCCGCTCAATGCTCTCGTGAAACTTCACGTGTTCGCAGTCCGTGCCGTCGTACGTTCCCGACAGGTAGGCGGCTGTCCGGTAGATCGCCAGCCCGCCCATCGCACTACACACCGGCACAGGTGGGCTGCCGACCGGGGGCAACCACTGGTGCTTCCACCCGCCTACGCCGTTGGTGTAGTCGTCCCAGTAGGAGTTCAGCCGCAGTGCCCAGCAGTCGTAATGCAGCCACGCCGCGATCATTTGCGTCTCGCCTGCGGCGTTTGTCTCATACGCCGGATGCTGCAGAAGCGACACGCTGGCCATGCCGTAGGCGTCGGGCATGTGACGCATCCAACCGACGCCGTTGAGTAGCCCTCGGTTTGACCAACCGCCCCATGCGTCGAGATCAATCACCACGACGAAGTCGGCGTCGGCTGCACACTCACGCACCCACTGCTGGCACGCTGTGCGGTACTCGGCCAGGGCCTGAGTCCGTCGGCCGGCAAACTCCGTGGTGAACTGCTGCCGGCCCAGCCGCTGGCTCGTGAACGTCGCCTGGCGGTGCCGCTGGCAGAAGTCGGCGAGCACCTGGTCGGTGTTGTCCTCGTTGTCGTTCGTCTCGACGTGGAGTCTCCACGAGCGGCAAAAGCCACCGAGACTGAGGACACGCTCGAGGTTGGGTGCAAGCTGCGGCGCACAGCTGCGGGCGAGGCCGACGACGGCAATCTCGCAGTCAGCCAGCACGGCAGCGCCTTGAGCCGCCAGCTCGTCGAACGACGACCGGAACGGCGGCGACGGCAGCACCAGGTGCTCGGGTATCTTCACCGCTTCCATGCCACCCCGACTCCATAGGGCTCTTCGATCATCTCGTGCGGCGCTCGGTGCTTGTGAACAAACGAGTCAAACACGTGGCACAGGTAGGGGTGTGTAGGGTGCGTCACGTCGTGGAACGCCACGCAGCCTCCCGGCCTCACGAGCGGCCAGACGTTCTCCAGATCCGCGAGGCCGCCCTCGGCGGAGTGGTCACCGTCGACGAGGACCAGGTCGAACGCCTCGGCCATCTCGGGCATCAACGCCGGGATCGTGTCCCGGCTGTCGCCGTCGAGGAACGCCCGGCGGCCGTCGAAGTTGAAGTCGTCGAGCAGCTGCTCAATGTGGGCATGGCTGCCACGGCCGCTGCCGCCGTAGTCGGTGCCCCACTTGTCGGCCACGCACACGGCCTCGAGGTGCTGGCCGGCGTTCTCCAGTACGATCCGCAGGCTGCCGCCGTCCCGGGTGCCGATCTCAAGGTACTGCCGCACCTGGTGGGTGCTGCAGTGCTCCGCGAGGAAGCGGTAGAGGCTGGCGTTGCTCACGTCACACGCACGGTCGTCCGTGCCTCCGTGCCGTACCGCTTTTCGATCACGAGCCGCTTCACCTGCTTGTCGTTGCCGATGATGGGGCCGATGGCATCCAGAACCGCCTTGGCCACGTTGTCCACGTCCGGCAGTGGGGCGGGCGGTGCGGTGGGCTTGAGCCCCTTTTTGTTCAGGTGCGACCTCGGCCGCACAAACACGGCGTCGATCACCACCTCGACCGTTCCCGTGCAGGCACGCAGGCCAGCATCGACAGCGGCCATCTGCAACGCCTTGCGGTAGGCGTGTATCCGGTGCCGTGCCTCGACGTAGGCGTGCGCGAACTTGCCACGGGTCGTGATCTTTGCCCGAGGCTGCGGCACCGGCTCGCCGTCTACGCTGAAGGTGATAGCCATGCGGCCATCGTCGCTGGCTTGTCAAGCGAGACGGGCCAGCAGCGAGCGGAGCGGCATCATCCTGACTGCGTCTCTGTCTAGCATTGGCAGCGACAGGCACCACTCAATCGACTCCCGCTCCGCGTCGGTGAGGCGCAGTCGCTCGCTACGCATGCGTTCTGCCTCCGCTATCAGCTTCCTGACCAAGCATGTCGCGTGATGCCTGTCGGTATGGCACTCATCCCAGTGTGTTATTCCGAAGCGTTCTGGAATAGCGTCAAGCCACGCCTGGGCGTCGTCAATTATGTCGTTCATCAAACACCAGTTTTTTTGCAAAAAAACTTGACACTTTTCAATCACCCTACGGCACGAAACGCCACGCCATCCCACGAGTATCTCGTGGCGCTGGCTCAGTCAGTCTTTGCCACTGCCGGCTGTTCTTCCCGCTGTCCCAAGCGTTTCGGCCCTCACTTCACGACCAGCGTCACGGCCGGTGGCACCCAGTGTTTCACCAACTTGCCACTCAGTCCCAGTTCCCTAATCCGTCGCCGCACCCACGGCGAAGGCCGCAGGGAGTTTCTGCTACAGCTTTCGTCCCACCTGCTCGGAGCCTGTCCGTCCTTGTCCCTCACCTTCACGATGTGAATCCTTTCTCATCGAGATTCCGACCAGAATGCCCAATACGAACGTCGCACCCTGCAAAACAAATCCAACCGAGATGCACACCAACTGCTCGACCGTCATGGCGTCACCTCAATCCCTCGGCTGGCATTGGGCCTGCGGGTGATCCAGCCCTTCTTCTCAAGGGCCTCAAGGTGGACGATCACCCCGTTTGGGCTCTTGATCGACATCGCCCTGGCGATCTCTCGCACAGTCGGCGAGTAGAGCTCCATGTGCGACGTGATGAAGTCGTACGCCTGTTGCTGCCGCGCCGTGAGCGCGGTCTTCTCGGCCGTGGTCATGTGGTGACCTCCTGTGGTGTGGCGTTTCTGTCTTTCTCGTCGGAGGGCAGGAGCCCGTCAGGGCTTCCGCCCTCAACGGTTCCTTGAGGAACCTTGAGGACAATTGAGGAATAGGGGTTACACCCTGTGCGCGCGCTGGACACACCCGGTGCCCCCTGCGCACACACCCCGTGACCGGCGCGCACACCGGGGGTGACCGGGGGGGGCACGGCTTGTGACCGGGGGGTGGACACGGTGTGTGACCGGGGGGGGCACGGCTTGTCACCCCCCTGCGGGACACGGAAGCGGTACTTCTGTCGCTTGCCGGGGTCTACTGGCCCGACTTCGATGATGCCAGCGTCGATAAGCTGGGTAAGGCCACGGCGGACAGTCGTAGGATGCACACCGGCCATAGTCGCCGCACCTCGCACCGACATCCTGAAGGTGCACTTCGCGTAGTCGGCCCAACACAGGGCAACGCCGAACACCAACCGACCCTCTGAGCGCACACGAGCCAGGGCTCCACTGCGGATGATCCGCTCGTGTCGCCTCCGCATTTCGCCTCTGCCGGGGTTTTCGCTTCCTTGCGTCATATGTCACTCCCAGCTGTCAAACGCCTTCTCGCGGCCAACAGCAGCGTCCGTGAACGTTTGCAGCCGACCATCGAACATCGTGTCAGCATCAAGGCACTGGCCGTGCCTGTTCTTCTTGCAGGCCCACTTAACCGACCGCAGGCCGTCCTGGTCCTCGCGGTCCTCGGCAACTCCGAGCAGCAGCAGGTCGGCGGCAAAGTCGAGCTCACTGGACTCCTTGCCGATCGCTCCGATCCGCGTCTCGGCAGACACGATCTTTGAGACGTTGGAGACACCGACAACGGCCACGCTGTGCTCGAGCGAAAGCCGTCGCAGGCGACGCACAACGCCGTCGATCTCTGCCCGGCGGTCCTGGGCATCGCCAAGCTCGACGAGCTGCACGTAGTCGATGACGACCAGCTTGGCCTTTGACTGAATGACTTCCGCTTCGATCCGGTCAATCGACAGCGGTGGCTTCACGATCCTGAGTCGATCGGCGATGTGCATGGCTAGGCTGATGACAGACCCGCGAGCCAGCTCTGTACGCTGCTCGGCGCTGGACATGCTGACTGGTGCCTGCGACCCGCGAGTTGACCAGTGACACACAGCCCGCCTAGCGAACGCTTCCAGCGTCATCTCTCCCAGGCACCAGATCGCCACGAGGCTACGGTCGTGCTCCATTGCGCCCAACAGCAACTGGAGTGACAGTGCGCTCTTGCCGACCGATGGCGGAGCTGCCAACACAGTCAGGCCGCCAACCGGGAAGCCACCGCCCAGGCGGTCGAATGGATGGAACTGCGTGGGAATGGTCGGCACGGCCTCCATCCGCAGGTACTCGTCGAGGGCATCCTGCAGCGTGGGCGTCCGCGAGTCGGTTTCTATGGCACCAGCCGCATCCGACACGGCTCTGGCCGCTTCCGCGATCTCAACCGGAGAAGCACCGCTCTCCACCAGGGCGGAGAGATCTCGGGCTGCCCTCTCGGCCTGCAGCCGGCTGTAGTCGGCACGCAACTCGTGTACGTACCTTTCGGCACCCAGGCTGTAGGCGCAAAAGTTAGACGCGCCTTTTGCCAGAACGTCGATCACAAGGTCGCGGCACTTTTCGTAGTGCTCGTCGCGTGCGATGTCGCTTGTGGTTGGCTGCTCGCAATCAGTTAGCACGCGACGCACCAGGCGGAAGGCATCGGCCGTGCCATCGCCTGAGAACATCTGCGGCGTCAGTTTCAGTGACACCGCACGCGCACGGTCTGGGTTCTGCAAGGCCAGCTCGTAAATAGCCGTCAGCATGTCGAACTCAGCCTGCGGAACTTCGCATGGAATCCATTCACCGGCCATCGGCACACCTCCATTCCCGCTCGCCCCTACCGCTCGAGCTCGTCACCGTCCGCCCCGTCTCGACGATCCTGCCAGCCTTGGCCAGCTCGTTGATCCGCTTGCCGATCTGGTGCGGCAGCAGCCCGCAGCGTGCCGCAATGCCGCTGGCCCCAGCCGGGCCGTCAAGCAGTGCCGCGAGGATCTGCCGCTGGTGCCGTGTGGCCAGCCCGCCGGCCTGTGCTGCCGCAGCGTGCGATGTCGCAGGGTCTGACGACCTGGAGGCCGCGAACAGCGGCAGCGACTCCTCAATCGGCGGCGTGATGTAGTGCGGTCTGATCATTTGCGTGGCTCCAAGTAGGTGCCGTGTGCGATGCAGCACACGACCGTCTTTGACACTCCAAGCCGCTCCGCGATGGCCGACTGCTTCACGCCCTCGGCGAGCAGCTGCTTCACGCGATCAACTGGCACTGGCGGTCGTCCTGGCATGCCATCCCTTTCGTGTATTGGCCCCGTGTCGTGGGGCATGCCGGTTGTGGCCTGTGAAGAAGGCGACACATCCACAACTGCCGGTGTTACTCGCCACACCCGGCTCGGCGACCCATGTGGCGGATGCAAACGCCACGACGACCAGGGCGGGCCGCTGTCGATCACTCGTAGCGGATTACCGCGAACCAACCGCGAGGCCCGCGAGCCACGCCCTGCTCCACGATCCGGTACCGGCCGCGCTGGGCTTCCCGATAGAAACAACACGACTCGACAGCCTGCTGAGCCGAGCTCGAGGAGAATCCCACCCCCTCTCGCCTGCCGTTCAGCACCCGGCAATGAGCCATCCGCCCAGTGCGGGCATTCTCGTCGGCCTGCTGCTGGGCCGTGATCGTCGTCGTCACCGTGAAGACCTGCTCGGCCTGGGCCGTGGCAGCGCCCATCAGCAGGGCCAAAGTCATCGCCACCATAAATCTCGCGCTCATGTCAGATCCCTCCTTGGAATCACCGAACCAGGGCAACGTGCCCGACCGTCAATCGCCAGTCCACTTGATGTGTTGTCCGTACTCTTCACGCTCAACCGGCAGTGGTGCTGGCTTGAGCGTTGCCAACTCTTTCTCTAGCTCTGCGATGCGCCGCCGAAGCAACGAAGACTCCAAAATGATCCTGATGCACTGGTTCAGCACGCTGGCCAAGTCGTCGGCAAGCTCGTCGCAGCCACGCTGGTAGCGAACCGTGTTCACCAAGAAAACCTTGTGCTGCTCAATCCATTCGTGAATGACCATGACAGGCTCCTAGAACGGGATGTCGTCGGAGCCGATCGCCGGGGCCGTTTGCTTGACCTTCGCGGCTGGCGTCCTGGCTGGACGCTTCGCGGCGGCCTCCTGCTCGAGCTGCTCGATGGGCAGGAACTTCCAGACGTTGACGAACGTCCGGCCGTTGGTGCCTACCCTGTGGCGGATCTCGGCCATCACCCGGCGGCCGGTGAGGTCGTCCGATTGCGTGTCGGCCCACTCCTGCTCAGACAAGGCCAGAGCCCCAGCAAGCTGGGCCACGAGCACCCTCGCCCAGGTCTGGCCCTTCTTCAGGCTGACCTTTACCCACCGGTAACGTCGATCCTCGTGGGCGAGCTCGAGCACGAGCTGCGTGGTGTCCTCAGACACCGTTTTGATCTGCAGCTCGTGGACGCCCTCGGGCAGATCCATCCGCTCTGTGCTTGTCGGTGCTGCCTGCTCCGGCTCCTCTACCGAAATGTTCCAGTCCATTGGTTCCCTTTCCTGTTTGGGTTTCTTTCCTGCTCTCATTGCGTTCCACGAGTCATGCCACGGCATCGGCCACCTCGTGCCGGTGGCCATCGATCTGCTGGTGGCGGATTGCGATCTCCAGGTCGAGCCGCTTCCGTTGGGTCGTGCTGAGCTCTCCTGTCGAGACGGCCTCGTCGGCGTCGTCTCCAATCGTGCCCAGCTGTTCGACGGTCGTGGCGTTGTCCACGCGATCCAGCCAGAACCCACGAACAGGCATGCCGCCCCCTGTACCGCCGGTAGCGTCAGCGGTTCTTGCAGGCGTCTGCGCAGACACCACAGGGGACGGGAGCCCGTCGGAGAGCCATGCAGCGAGCTGCTTGCCGAGATCCTCGCCAGCCTCGCGGATGATCTGATCCTTGAGCCACGCGGCCCGTGTCTTCGTGATGATCAGCTCGTGGTCCTGCGTCACGTCGCCGACCACGGTGAACTCGTACTCGAGGCCGTCACGCTGGACCGGCTGGAGGCCGACCTTACGGACCTGTGTCCTGCCGTTGACCTGCTCGATCACGTGCTCGACCTTGCTGCGGAGCGTGCAGATGATGTGCAGCTTCGCCCCGAGGATCGCGTCGACGAGTTGGTTGTGCAGCGGCGTGGCGTCACGCCAGCCGGAGAACGACCCGCCGCCGGAACGCTTGGCCGCCTTGTCCACGAACTCAAGGATGCCCCCCTTGCCGGCCCATGCGTGGCTGAGGCTGTCGATGATGAGCACGTCGTAGCCGGCGGCCTCCGCCTGGGCGATGGCCTGAATGAACTTCTCGGCCTCGTAGCTCTCCAGCTCGAGCACGTCGAAGTCGAGGCCACGCTCGCCGCTGTAGAGGCTGGCAGAGCCGCGCTCTGTGTCGATCACCGCCACGCGGCCGCCCAGGCCGTGAGCGATCCTGAGAGCCGACATCGTCTTGCCGCTGCCGGCCGGGCCGATCAGGCCGAGCCTGAGCTTTGCCGCTGCCTTCGTTGCCTTCTTGAATCCCATGTCTGAGTCCTTTGCTACTGGTGAGAAAAGCCCGTTTCGCGTCGTGCTGGCGGGCGGTGAATGCGTCCCTGCTGCTGCGGCCTCCGGCCGCCATCCTTCCGGCCTGCGGTTCCACCGCCGGCCGGTCCTGTGCGTTCAGAAGGGCAACACGTTGCCCACGGGCCATGGCCGAGGATCGACCTCGACGATGTCGGTGGCCGTCTCCACGAGGAGCTTGCCGTTGTGGTGGTCAGTGATCCGGCCGTCGTCGTACGAGCTGTCGCTCCAGCCCTTGAGCCGGAACGAGATGTGGTCGCCGACGGCGAACGTGTTCTGCGTGTTCGTGCCGTAGGTCTCCTGCATTCCGGCGACTGCTGCGGCGTATTCGGCGTGATGAGCATCCATGTGGGTCGTCTCCTTCG